GTATATCCATCCGATTTTCTAACAGGTGTCATTTTATATTTATATACATGCAATATTTGTCTTATTAAATTTAATAAAGGCCAACGCTGTTTTTCTTCTGCATCATTATGCAATGCTGTTAGAAACGTTGAATTCATATTTTTCTTTAATTCTGGTATAATATGCTTTATTTCTTCGTATTTCGCGTTATCTAATAAAACTTCTCTCGGAATGAGCGATTCATTTATATTGTTTGGGTCGATTTTCAATGTTTCTTTTAATATCTTTTTACTAATTTCATCCATTTCAACTTCTCTATTATTCGAAATGTATGAAAAAAATATATATTATAAGTTATAAGATAAAACGCACATGTTCAATAAAAATAAAAACATTGGTATCATTGAGTTGTTCAATGTTTTGTTTATTGTATAGGATGAGTATCCCTGGTTTTTTACCTTTATCAAATCTACAAAAATTGGTACATATAATAACACTGGTATTATACCATATTGAACGTTGTTATATAGATAAACTAATGATAATGAATTTGACATTGTATTGCAAAATAAAATACTATGTACTAAAAATAGCGACGCTGGTTTATTTATAATTACTGGAAGCGTTTTTATCCCTGATTGTTTGTCTCCTTCTAGGTCAGATATATCCATCATTAATTCATTAGTTATTGAACCCCAAAATATATAATTCATTGTTATACTTAAAAGTTCGTAGTGTTTATCATTCAATAATAAATTATGATCTGATACAGATAATCCTGAATAAAATAGTGCAAATGAAACAATCAATGCACAATTTATATTTTTAATAAATGTTATTTTTTTAAAGAAGGGAGTGTAGAATAAAACATCTAATATTATCAGATTTGTTATAAATTGAATGTTACTCGGTAAATAGGTAGTAGTTAAATATTCGATTGTTAAAAATAACAATCCAGATAAGGATATTGCTTCCATCTTTGAAATTTCACCTGTTATTAACGGTCTAGATGGATTGTTTAATTTATCGACTTCTATATCAAATAAATCGTTTAAAATCATACTCAACGACATAATCAATACCGTATTTATATTTGATGTTATAAATGGAGTTGAATGTATTAAATTTGATATCGATGGATTCATTATCCATCCTCCTGAAAATGATAATAAAAGCGTGGGAATTATATTGCCACTTCGGGTCAATTGCGATATACTATGTATTTTCTTTATTATTATATTATCATTTTGAATTTCATTAATTGGATCGATCTTTTCATTTTCGACATTTGATATTTTTTTATTTGTTATTTGATTTGGGGTTTTTATAAACCCATAAATTGTTGGAAAATTCAATGTAAAAAATAAAGAGTATAATAAAAAATACAAATTTCGCATTTTTATTGAATATAATTACTCAATAAAAATATCTTTATACGGTTATCATCGTTTTTTTATATAGAAAAATCTAAAACATATGTTCTTCTTCGTAAAAACGTTTATAGTTATTTCTGTAATGATTTGAAAAAATATCATAAACAATACTAAATTTACCATGCATTCCTTCATAACTTGATTTATCAATAAAATCAATAATTGATTTATCCTGTTTCAGTGTTGTAAACATGGTATTATATGTAAATTTATCACCTATTATATTAACCATATATTCAAAAGGATAAAAAATATTCAAAAAATTATTCTCTTTATTGCTGTAGCTCCAGTAATTTCTGTAAGCCTTCACAAATAATATTGTTTTAAATGTTGATACTGGTAATGCATGTGTTATGATTGTAGATGTATATCCTCCAAATTTAACACGTGCTACTGTTGAATGAGGTAATGCGTATTCATTTTCAACTGTAATATTATCTATTTTATATACTTTATTTACAAGTGAATTCTCTCCAGCAATATATTCGTATATTATTTTATAATGATTCTCTGTATCGTTTAACTTGATCACATTTGAATTTCTTATTGGATTTGGATGTTTTTTATTCCCAAAAGTATGGACGAATCCTATATGACATATATCCAAACTATTTACTGTTACAAATTTGGCATAATGTTCAAATTCTTCACAAAGCATAACAGCCCTCTGTTCGCTTGAATAATATTCAGGCTCTACAAAAATAGAGGATTCATCCAACTCGTTTTTCATCGTTGAATTTACCACCGGAATGGTATTCAAATATACCATATCTCCTTTTTCTACTACTTTATAACAATCAATATTATGTAAATTCGATTCCACACATTTCATTTTTGGTATTTCAACTAATTCACCATTTTCACCATTAAAAACATACCCATGATACGGACAAGTAATTGTATTTTTACATGATTCACCTTTCATAAAAGAGGAACCTTGATGACTACATGAATCCCTTAAACCAAAATAGTCCTTTTTATCTCTCCAAACAATGTAATTGACATCTTTTATTGTTACACGTTTTTGTTTTCTTCCAAAGTCTTTCGCAAATCCAATTGGATACCATGTTAATTGGCCTTTTTCATTGGGTGACTCTAATCTAGGATGTAAACCAAAACGATGAAACTTTGGTATTGGTTTAATATGGATATTTTCTGTATTATCTGTATTATCTGTATTTTCTGATAAAAACAATACAGGTTTTCTTGTATACAGTGAATTTTTTACAAAAAAACTACTTGTATTTGTTAAAAATACAAAGAAAAATAAATTTATTATATTTTGATACATTGGGATCCTTATAGTATACTAAAATATATATTTATATTATAATATAAATATATTGTTTATATATATTTATATAAATGAAAAAAAATCTACACATAATATGCTTGTTATTTTTTTCACAATTCAACACTTTATTTGGTTTCAAAAATATCATTAAAAACACTATTTCAAATCTCGGGTCATACAGTGGTCCAAATACTCGATCCATCTTTATGTCAAACGACAATGTCGAATTTATAACTAAGTACAAATATTACTTTAAAAAAGATAATTATAACAATATTATTAATGATATTATCGATCATAAAGTCTCCAAAATATATCTAGATAAAAAAATGAATGAAATTATCACACTTGATAATGAACTTGATAATGATATAGAAAAAGATATTGTATCAAATTCAAATTATGATTATAATTACAATTACGACCATTATCATATTGCTAGTGTAAATCCAGTAGTAATTCCAAATATAATTGAAAAATCATCAGAAACACGTACTCCTATAATTGTATCAGACTTACGACCTGGATTTATTGTAAATACTGAAAATGGCTTTAATTTTATTTCAAATTCTGTTTCTTTCATCATTCCTTTTTTATTGATTTCATCTATATTTTCGTTTATAAGAAGAAGTATTAATTCAAATAATATGATGAACGGTCCAGGTTTTAAACCTACAGTTCAACCTGGACCAGGTCAACGAAATTCTGGATTTTTAAATTCTTTTATGCCATCAATGACCCAAAATAAAGGAGGCGATTTATTACAAAAGTCAAATATTACTTTGAAAAATTGGGCGGGTAGTCCAGAAGTTATTGAAGAATGCAAAGAAGTAATTTCTTATATCGAGAATAAAGAATTATTCAATAAAATGGGTGCGGAAATGCCTAAGGGCATCCTACTAGAAGGTCCACCAGGTACCGGAAAAACTTTATTAGCCAAAGCTATTGCTGGTGAAACAAACTCCACATTTATTGCTATATCTGGATCAGAATTTGTAGAACTATTCGTTGGAATGGGTGCATCCAGAGTGCGTGATTTATTTCAAAATGCACGTAATAATAACCCATGTATTATTTTCATTGATGAAATTGATGCAGTTGCTAGACAGAGAGGTGCTGGGATTAATATGGCGAATGATGAGAGAGAACAAACACTAAATCAATTATTGTATGAAATGGATGGTTTCAACAGTAACGAAAACATTGTCGTAATTGCTGCAACCAACAGAAGAGATGTGTTGGATCAAGCTATTTTAAGACCAGGAAGATTCGATAGAATTATTCGTGTTTCGCTTCCCGACAAGGACTCTAGAGAGAAAATAATCGAATATTATTTAAATAATAAAAACATTGAACATAATTTTGATATTTCTTCTATTGCTGATTTAACTGAAGGTTTTTCTGGTGCACAAATTAAAAATTTGATTAATGAAGCTATTATTTTGTCAGCAAGAAATAAATATACAAAACTACAAGAAGAATATATATTTGAATCCTTTGAAAAATCCGTTGTTGGGTTAATAAGAAAAAATGCTACAGTTGACATTGTTACACAAAAAAGAGTAGCAATTCATGAAAGCGGACATTCAATTCTTACCCTTTTGTTCAATGATACATTTGATTTCAAAAAAGCATCGATTCAACCTACTTATAATGGTGCAGGAGGATATACATTTTTCAGTGAAAAACCTGAAATTAGAAACGGTGGATTATACACAAAAGATATGTTGAAAAAACGTTTGATTGTAAGTATGGGAGGTAAAGCAGCAGAATCATTATTTTATGGTAATGAATATATTTCGTTAGGTGCTGTTGAGGATTTACGTCAAGCTAATAAATTAGCAAAAAGAATGATTGGTAATTTTGGCATGGGCGATGAATTAGAGGTTTTTTTCAACGAGGATGTTAGTGATGATTCGAATCCATTTTTAGGTAGAAGTTTATCCATTGGTGATAAATATTCGGAACATACTAAATTCATGATGGATAAAGAGTCTTTAGAATTAGTAAAAAATGCATACTATACTGCTTTTGATTTATTGGAAAAACATTATGATAAATTAATACATTTTTCTGATTTATTATTGAATAATACGGTTATATATCGAGATAATGTCGATTTTTTTTAAATAAATTATTCATATATTTATATAAACCTATTATATAAATATATGAATAGTGGTGTTATGCAAGTGGATGTTCCTAAAAGAGATATTGAAGCAGATGATAGTATTGACCGCGAAAATTCCAAAAAAACAAAAAAAGATCCAAATAACGAAATTTTACAACAAGTGATGGAATTAATAGATGCTTCTTGTAATGAAAATAATATTGCACGAATACATTTGTTTGATGTTTCTGATCCTAGAGAATTACATGAATTCGCAAAATTAAACAACTATTTAGAAATATTAGATTCTTCTCATGATTTACAACGAGATAGAGAACAAAAAAACCCATTATATGATTATTATATTGAAAATTTAAACGGACTTATTTTTATAAATGGAGTAATTATTCCACTATCTGATGATAATATTGACCAACATTTAACAGATATTGATGAATGTAGAACTCAAAACATGGTAAAAAGTAAAATGAAAGAACTTATACAAAACTCAGTTTGTAATAGTGGATTTGGTAGATTAAAGTATACAGATAGTGATATATATCCTATAAATAAGAAATTAACGGATTTACAAATTGAATTAAAAAAGAAAGAAAAAATAGATATTACATTAATAGAAACACATAGAGGAGGTGACCCGAGTAATAATATGATCTCAGACAGTGAGTATTCAAAAGTGTATAAATCAAAAATAAGTACTATTTTTGATTTAAACACTAGTCTTAGTGATTGTATGATGGAAGTATCTGGTATTTATGATATTTTAGATGATGATATTGATAATTTTAAATTATATGTAAAGAAAGTTAAAGATACTTTCATGGCTGAAACTAAAACGTTTCCTTTACTACGTTTTTATAGTAATTATTTTCCTAATGCGTTTTCTGCATTTATATATCATAATGAATTATTAAATGATAAATATGAATTCATTAATAATACAATTTACAAAATTTTAAATACATATAATTATTATATTAAAGATGTCGATTTTAAAAAACAGGAAAAAATTATTAACAATTACGTACGTGAAATAAAAGATAGTATAGAACTGAATAGAGATTTTTTTGAATTAAAACCAAATAATCCAAATCCAATATATATATTACACATGTTTTCAGATGATGAAAAAGATACAGAAGTTGAAAATACTAACAGATGGACGTTTTCTATACAAAAAGGACCAGTAACAGCTGACATGGTTACGATGGAATTATATGGTATAAAAAAACGTAATTTGAGTTCTTTTATTAGTAATGCATTCTGTAATACAAAAGTTAAAGATTATACTACTGCACTTAGATTATTATCTCGTAAAATGAGTACAACTACTAAAAATACTCATGTAAGTAATGGAAAACTTATTGGCGACGGTACTTGTATATTATCAGCTATTCTAATTTCATTTTATCATGATAACTATATTGCGTTATTATCTAGTGATATTTGTTGTTGCTATAGAGCATTACATAACACTGGATTCGCAGTTCGTCAACATCCTAGTAAACTTGCTGGTACAGGTGTGGGGTTTTTAAGTAATGACAGAAAAATTGAAATATATAAAAATATCGAAATAGCTACTTTTAATATAAATCAATATAAAGATGTTATAACTGGCTATTATTATTCTTATGAAAATTTGAATAATTTAGATATTATACTTACATCAGTAAATAGTAATATATTTAATAATATTAATAATTCATATTTATCAAAAATTTTATTGCCAGTTGTAATAGATTATTATAAATATTTTATAAAAAATCAAACGATTCATTACTTGACAGATTATAATAAAAAATTATATGATATCCTAGACCCATATAGGCTAGAAGAACTAGAAAATAAAGATACAATTTGTAATCTTATTAGAGAAATATATTTGTGTCCATATATAAAAAACTCCCCCGAAGAAATATGCAAAAATCTGATTAATGATTATATAAACGAATTACACAATTTAATAAACAGTATAAGTAATTATGTTTCAATTGGTGTAATTAACATACGTACTGTTAATGTAGATATACATATTGATGAGCTAATTAAATTAGTATCTTCTATTGAAATAAAATTGCAAACAATATATCCTCGCAATGACAACATAATTAACAATAACACAATTAAACAACACGTAGTATTTAATTTATTAATACTATTTAAAAAAGAAAAACTAGGTGATAGACCTATAGTAAATTATATCAATAAAATAGTAGATTATATAGCAAAAATACCAGATATAAAAACTAGTTTAGAAAAAAAAGGGATAATTATTAATAATTATCAAATAATCCAAAAATATGAAGAATTGTATAAAATATTTATTTCTGAATATGGAAATGTTACAGCTAATGATAAAGATAAATATGAAAAAAGACAAATTGTAAAACAACCATTAAATATATTAAAATACTTATGTAGAGCTAATTATTTATATGAAAAATTTAATAAAAACCAAAATCAAAATCAAAGCACCATAATAGATTACACCGATAATTTTTATAAAGAGTTTTTAACTAAATATAATTCGGCTACAGGGGTGATCATGTCTATTCCTCCAACTCCTATCAGAGGTGGTGGTGATGGTGATGATGATGATGATGATGATGATGATGATAATGATGATAATGATGATGATAATGATAATGATAAACCTGAAGGTGACATTTTTAATGATGGTATTGGTAACGGTGTTGGTAACGTAGAAACGCAAATCAATGATTATTTGTCTAATTCATTAAATCCAGAAACAAATTTTGCAGAATACATAAACATTATACCTACAGACAATATGGGAACTATAGATAAAATCGATATAGATAAAATCGATATGGATGAAAAAGAAAATATTGCGTATGAAGAATATCTTGCCGAAAACAATTTAAATATTATTATCAACAGAATTGAAGATTCACCAGAAAAAGAATCTTTATTTAGAAAACTGAATACCAATATGGACATAATTTCTAAATTTGTGTTTGATAATAATGGTAATGATAATATTGACAATAATAATGACAATAATAATGATAATAATGATGAAGGAATAATCATAGGTGGCTCTTCCATTATAAAAAAACAAAAAATAAGAAAGAGTCAAAAACATAAAAAAAATAAAAAATATACAATTAAAAAGGATTAAATTTTTCATTAGTAAATGGTTAATGATTTTTATGTAATTCTATAACCCAAATTCTGGTATTGTATATACATCACCGTTTTTTTTATATTTTGCTATTATTTTTGGATTACATGTATTCGATGCAATATCTTCTGTTCTATATACATTTTCGTTATTGTCTATAAAATAAATGATACCTTGTATTTCTTGGGCCCAAACTTCTACTTTATTTGTTGTTTGCAAATTTTCTTCTGATTGAGAAACAATGCCATGTGGTGTGCCTTTTATGTGTGTTCCACAATATTCAAATCCAGTTTTCTTTTTTCTAGTACATTGTTCATCACTTGCTCTCTTTGCGCAACAACGATCAAATAATGGTACCATATTTTTAACACGTTTTCTTTTTGAAAAATCTTCTTTGGTTATATTTAATCGTTCATATTCATAAATATATTGAATTATGCTATTTTTATCTTTTTCTGCGTCCGTAAAATCAACAGAGTCGATTTTATCTCGAAGATTTTGTTTAAAATCAGTAATATAAGTTTCTAATTTTTTATTAATGCGCTTTTCCATGATTGTGTATATGTTTTAATAGTTGTCTGTTTTGTATAATTATAATATAAATTCTATTTCAATTTTATATTATAATTTTATATATAAACAATGAATATTGAAATACTAAGAAATTATCTTTATGGAACAAAAGATGATTGGAATTATATAACGCCTATCGATTTTTACAATCATTATTATTTGAAAAAGACAGATTACTTGTTGATTGATTTAAGAGATGAAAAAACTTTCAAAAAAATGCATATAAAAGGAGCAAAAAATATATTTTGGTTGAATATTTTATTTTAGATGAAAAAAATTTGAAAAAATTAACAAAAGGAAAAATAATATTTTTAATTTGTTATGTTGGTCACACTAGTAGTCAAATTTTAACATTATTAAAATTGTTAGGATATAACGTAACAGCAATTAAATTCGGTTATGGGTTATCACATGTTAAAGGCATTCCTGTTGCTGGATGGTTAGATTATGGATTACCTGTTGAAAGTTGTAAATGAATTTAATTTTTATCTAAATACTTCTTCACTTGAAGTAGAAGAATTTGACACTTCTTCATTTGTTTCTGATATTGATAATTCTGATAATTTTTCTTCATCGTTATATTTTTCCTCATTCTTTTCCTCAATTATAATTTCTCCTTCTTCAACTACTAGTTCTTCAATAACAACAACATGTTCTTCTACCACAACAGTTTCTTCGATTATTGATTCTTCTAGTTGCACCTCTTCTTGAAAATCAGTTTCTTCTATTGATTTGACACTCGTTTCATTCGCTATTTCTTCAACTATAACTGTTAATTTCAAGTTGTTAATACTTTTTTTTATCGTTGTTATTTCTTCTGATAATAAATTATTATTTTCTTTGTAATCTATTATCGCTTCTTTCATTAATTGTTCTATTATTGTATCTTTATTTTCATCTATTGGTTCTTCAATCACTGGTTCTTCAATCACTGGTTCTTCAATCACTGGTTCTTCAATCACTGGTTCTTCAATCACTGGTTCTCCAATGACTGGGTCTTCAATCACTGGTTCTTCAATCACTGGTTCTTCAATCACTGGTTCTTCAATCACTGGTTCTTCAATCACTGGTTCTCCAATCACTGATTCTTCAATCACATGTTCCTCGACAACAACTACTACTGGTTCCTCGACAACAACTACAACTGGTTCCTCGACAACAACTACAACTGGTTCCTCGACAACAACTACAACTGGTTCCTCGACAACAACTACTACTGGTTCTTCTAAAACTACCGGTTCCTCTAAAACTACATCTTCATATACAACTGGTATTTCATGTGATATAATACGCTCATTAATTGCATAATCAGGATGTATATCTCTATTTAATTCTGTAATCATCAAATTCAATTTTTCGGAAAAAGTGTTTAGGTACTTGGAATGAATTTTATGAAAAAAATCAATGTAATCTAAAAACAAACTCAATTTTTCGCGTATTATAGTTATGTCATAATTATATGTATTTACAAAATTATCTAAATTAAATCCGATATTTTTCTTTTGAATGTGTGTTTTTAAAACATCTTCTTTGTTGGTAATAAATATATCAAACCCTGTTAATAGTAATATTATCTGCTCATGTATGTCTGATATTATTTGTATATCATATTGTTTGTATGGTTCTAAATCTTTATAAACAGGAAATCGATTGATTGTTTTTGTCATATCCAATAATTTAGGCTCTTTTATATTTTTATTCAAATACTCAATTATTATTTTATACAACTTAAAATACTCACAATATATTCGGTTATTTATTATCAAAAAGAATTTGTTTAATTCGTCATACTCCATGTCCAATAATTTGGATTGAAAATGAAAAGTATCTAGCCCAAAAACTAGCAATGGAGAATTATTATTTTTAACATATTCTGTATAATTATTTTTTAATAATTGTATCTTTGTTTGTTGTTGTATAAATGTGTTTAGTATATTATTTCGATTATTCAATATCGTAGAAAATGTATTTTTTAATGTGTGTAGTCTCGAATCCGCGTCCATTTATAAATATTAATATATTTTTTACCTAAAAAATATTAATTGTATGATTATGCAAAAAAATAATACAAATAAACGCAAAAAATTTGAAAAAAAAAATATATACTTATAGTTTACTGAAAACTATGATCAACATCAATGAAGACAATGGCGTATCACTTAACAATATAAATGACAAAAATCATTTTTCATGGACTCCTGAACATGAAGCAATTTTAATAGAATGGGCTGATAAAGCTATGTGTAATCGATGGTTACATTCAAAATCTAATGCGTTGTACTCGTATTTAAACGCATGGTATACTATTCCCGTTATTGTTATTTCTACTGTAACTGGAACAGCTAATTTCGCACAAGAACGCGTTCCAAAAGATTATCAAAATTATTTTGCAATGATTGTCGGTGGATTCAACATTTTAGCAGGAATCATTACTACCATTCAACAATTTTTAAAAATAACACAATTAAATGAAGCTCATAGAGTCAGTGCAATTGCATGGGATAAATTTTACCGCAATATTAAAATTGAATTAGCTAAACATCCAGACGAGAGAATGGATGTGAGTCAAATGTTAAAAATGAATAAAGAAGAGTTTGATCGTCTTATGGAAACAAGTCCTAGCATACCTGAAAAAATTATATTGGCATTTAAATATTCGTTTAGAAATAGTGATGAAATCAAAAATATTGCTAAACCTGAAATATGTGATGTTTTAATTGCAACTGAAAAATTCAGAAATAAATGGAATAGTGACGAAAATGTCATTAAAACAATCAAACAAAAAGAATTAAAACAAAAACTAAAGGAAACTATGGAAAAATCAGATGAAGAAAAAAATATACTAGTTGTTCAAACATTCAAACAAACCTTCTTTGATATCAATAATCGATATCCTATTGATTCTGAAATTATTGACAATTTAAAAGATAAACTAGACATTGAACTATTACAAAAAATAATAAATGAACTTCGAGGGTCTATTAGTATTAATGACTTTTACAATGATTATTATGAACAAGAGAATCATAACATTGTATAACATTACTAATTGTTTGCTATTTGCTATTTGTTATTTGTTACCTAACATTACATAGGTTAAAACAATAAAAACATAAAATATCAAATAAATTATGTATAAATTAGGTGGTATATTATAAAATGAAAATACTTGAATTGCACAATAAAACAAAACAAACGTGGCACCTATTATTGTTATCGTATCCATAAATGTTTGTTATTTTGTATTTTGTATTTTGTATTTTTGTATGTATGTTGTATATTTACTAACTAACTATATAATTATGTTAGAAAGAAAAACATAATTATATTTATTCGCGTTTTTTGTGATATTTTTGCATTCAACCCTACAAAATAGTATAACCATTGTTGTCCAACCATTCATCCTTTACTATATTTGTTGATAAGTAATGATATGAAAGTGACGATTGTTGGTTATAATCTTTAACAACCCACAAAGGTGTTCCTGATATTAATTTACCATTATCTAATATTAACTTGCCTACATAGACACTGTCGTATTTTTCCGTCCATATACCATTGTGATCTGTTATTCTATTTATTTGAGCATTTTCATTATCAATAGACGATAAAATAGAACTATGATAAGAATTGTCCGATTCGTCATTTGGATAATTCATCGGCACTTTATTTACTCCTAAAAATATTACCGATCTGATTATGCCCAATTTTTTATCTGTATTCATAAATGTAGTACTCAATACATCGGATAATAGATTTGATTGAGTTATCTGTGAATCTGGTGCGCTCTTATTTTTATTTTTATAACTATCTATACTCATATTTACTGCATTTTTGTAATTTGTAAAATAATAAAATGGACCCATTATACCATCATAATTTGTTTTTGGAATACCAAAAATATATTGAAAATATAACATTGATGCATTTACACCGTGATATACTACGGTAGGTGTTTCATATATGATATTGTTGTTTTTGTTATTATATTTATACAAAAACATAAACTGTGGGTTTTTCAAAAAGAAATAGGTAACCATATCATCAATCGGAAAATTACATACTAGACGACTGTTTACTATTTCATCTACTACTACTTTCCATACAATGTCATTTCTATACATTTCACCGCTACCTATAGCATTGTCTGTTGTTGGCGTTGGTGTTAGGGTTAGGGTTTCGTCTACCACATTTTTATATTCATAAAACAAATATAAATCACTCAAATGATTCGTTTCCTCCAATAAATAACCATCAAATTTAATATTTGCAACATCTATAAATAACATTTTAAACATTTTTTGCGATTCAGTTGAAATGTCAGTGTTCATCTCATTGTAATAAAAGAAACTTGGGAAACATAATATATCAGGATAAAAATCATCATGTCTATTTTTTATTAAAAAAAATTCCAAAAAAGGATGCTTTGCACTCGTATTTACATTATATAAACATAAATGTATTCTAGCACCGTCTAGACAATTGTTATATACCGTATTTATATCATCATTCAAATAATCCTTTGCTTGATAATAATATGATTTATTATCTAATTCTGGATTTGTCGTGATATTTTGTCTTCTATTTTCTAAGGAAGATTCTAAGGAAGATTCTAATAAATTATTGACATCTTCTACATCATGTATATAATTATTGTATGTTGTGTTATTGGGTGAATCAACATACAAATCTGAATTATTATTTTTGTTCGATGGTAACATTTCTACTATAATAAATAAATTACATTTATATTACTTCTAATAATATAAATATATTAGAAGTAATATAAACACACACAATTTACATTTTTATTATTTTTCTTCGTATTGTTTCTTTTACTTGCTCTTCACGACTATTTAATATATGTTTTGTTAATTCTTCAGCTGTATTCGGTTGATTAACATAATAACTTTGTAATGCAGTAAGTAGTGTTTTTCCTGTAAGAGTTTTTTTAACCTTGTTCTTTTTATATACTAGCGATCCACCGTTAATATCAAAACAATCTATTTCATTCTTTTTCATTACATTTAATAACCCTTCTGTGATTTGTTTTTTTTTGTTATTTTTATCCCTTATTTCGGATTTCATTTTGGTAATTTCATTGTCTATTTTTATCCATTCTTTAATATTTTCAATTAATTCTTCTTTTGTTTCCATTTGTATGTATCTATGTATATGTATACAAAGAATATATTTATATATTCTTTACAATTTATTTATATATTTTATGTAATTTTGCATAAATTTTGAGGGGTTTTTGTTGTATAGTTTATATAATTTTGCATAAATTTTGAGGGATTTTTTTTGTATTTATTATCGTCACTATTGTCATTTTGAATATTTGAATTATTATCTATATTTTCAGTGACATTTGTATCCACATCAACTACCACATCCACTTCCACAACCTTTTCTTCTTCTGTTATTTTTAACAAATCAGCTTTAATTTGCAAATTGTAATGCCTTTTGCATTTTTCATTACAATAAGGCTTCTGAGAACATTGTAACCCCTTATTCTTACCCGATAATAAAATAACATTGCATAAATTCATGTCAATAATTATGTTTTCGGAAGAGAGTTGTGATGAGCTATTTTGCTTTTGTTTTTGTAATTTATTCTTCTCTTCATATTTTTTACTCTTATAATACAACGATTTCGCCTTTTTCTTATGATCATTACAATAACATTTGTCGTCCTCTTTTAATACTGACACTATATTAGAACATATACTGTTCGGATCAGATTCATCAAATAATTGTGTTTTTACACTACTATACCACTGTTTTGATGCGATATTTTTTTTAAGCTGTTCATATTCACAATTTCCTACAAATGTACCTACCCTCTTAAAATAATTTATCCCAGTTATTTTTGGAACACCCATACATTCATAATATGGTAATAATACTGATTGTTTATTGCGACAATATGGACATCGAATTTCATTTGTCTTTAACATTTGTGTTTCTAAATATAACATTTTTTTATGATGAAATAAATCATTAAACAAAGGAATATAATTAAAACTGTGATTGCATAACATAGTTACATATCCTTCTGTCAATTTTTCATTTGTTATTAAACATTTTTTGATATCATCATCCTCCTGTTGGCTATTTACTGTTTTTGTATTTGTCATTGTAATTGAGGGTGTGCTTGTATTTTGGGGTGTATTTGTATTTGTATTTTCAACATCACCACTAACAATTGACACAATCTCATTATTACAATCATTTAATTGTTTTTTTAATTCTTCATAAAAATTGAAATTTCCTTCAACATGAATCATTTTTCTTTTATGTTATAATGTAATATAGTTTTATTTTTGTATTTAATATATTTATAATATTTAATAATAAATAAACTATGAAAAAAAGTATATGGGGTCCAGCGATATGGAGATTATTTCATGTTTTAGCGCATAAATTAAAAGATGATTCGTTTCCTACAGCAGGAAAACAACTTTTTTTCTTTATTATTAGAATATGCAATAATTTACCATGTCCAGACTGTGCTAGACACGCTTCACTGTTTTTAAATAAACTTAATCCATCAGTCGTTAAATCAAAAAATGATCTAATACAAACATTGTACATTTTTCATAATTCTGTAAATAAACGCACTGATAAACCATTACAACCTGAATCTATTTTATCACAATACGAAAATGAAAATATTATCAATGTTTTTAATAATTTTATAGCTGTATTCAATACACATAATAATAAATTATTAGCTGATAATCTACAAAGAAAATTTATTCTTAGAGATTTTAAGACATGGTTTCTTAATAATATTCAATCTTTTAATAAATAACTTTTTATGAAGGTGGAGCTGATGTTGTCGATGTCGACATAACCTGTCCATTTTTATAAACTGTACATTTGAATGTCTGTTGTTTAGGAACACTACATGTCATTGCATTACTAGATAGCATATTAAAATATAAATAGTTTGTTAAATTTAATGTATATATTATAGTTACCCATATATATCCTGCTATACTACCTCCTAAAATATTAAAAAATAACCCCATGAAATTAACTGTTTTGTATTGAAAACAACCCAGATTTTTTTTTATCATAATATCCAATATACCGTACAATATAAATAATACTAGCAATCCTATATTCGTTTGTGATATTGGCGTGTATCCAGGTGTATATAAATAAAATATTGAATATGCGATAATAAAAATAGAAAATGTCATGTTTCCATTTACAGAACCATAATTTATTGCTGAACATATATCAGCAGAATCAGTAATCAATGTGTTTTTAACACCGCCTGTTCCTATAACGTAATTACGAATCATCAATGAAAATAATAATGTAACTAAATAAAATAAACAATTCACGTTTTGTTGCGCTATTGATATAGCACACAATGATATTGGGATTATCATTGGAGAAAAAAAAACCAATGACAACATAAAATTTTTAAATTTGAATAAATCAAAAGCGCCCTTCTTATTTTGTTCGCTCATTTCATGAAAAGTTTGGCTAGTCGACATTATAATATTTTATGAATTATATAATTATATATATTATATGATAATATAATTATATATCCGTTTTCTTTTCATTTCTATTTATTCGTTGTCATTTACACATCTCTAATTTGAATAACAACCATATGTATTTTTATTTACCATTTGACATACGGTCTGTTCATTTACAAAAGGATAATAATAAATATAATTGGATAATTTAATAGCATACAAAAATACTATAACAATAGATCCAACTAAAACACCTGAAAATAATTCATAAGAAGATAACAAATTACTAACATTGTTTATTGTATAACAATTATAATATTTTTTTACCATTACATCGAGCAATATATAACCTATTAATAAAACAATTAATATATAATTAATACTATTTTCATTACTGCTATTTCCTGAATTTTCCTGATAATAATTTATTATCATTGGTAATAAAAAGTACATAAATGAATATCCAAATATAAATAGACTTATCGTTAAACTACCATAATATGTCTTGTAATATATAGCTGAACACACGGTATTATTCAATGTATTAATTTTATGCTTTTTTGATTCACTATTTATAAATATGGTCCTTACGAATAAACCTATTATTAAAAATAAAACATAAAATATGAGTGCTTTAATGTTATATGATATAATTGTATATATACTAATAAATACTATTATTATAGGTGAAAAAAACACTGCACCAGTAATAAAATTTACAGAGTCGCCGAATTTATATGCTTCCTTATATTTTCCTGGTGTATCCATTTGACTGTTTATTTATAATAATTTATTATTATAAATATATAAATATTATTATTTACATAATAAATAATAAATTGTTTTGAGTATGACTGCAAAATTAATTAGTTATTCAAATCCTATCAATACCAATTTGAATTTGAATTCGAATTGTGATAACAATAGTAAATCATTGGAAGATTTAGTTTCTTATTGTGCTCGTGTTTCTAATCCAGCCAATCAAAATATTACCGACAATAATAAAAATGAAAAATTGCTAAGGTATCTCATTACTAATTTACATTGGTCTCCATTTGAAATGGTAAGTATTTGTTTAGAAATTGTTACTACGAGAGATATTGCTAGACAAATACTTAGACATCGTTCTTTTTCATTTCAAGAATTTTCTCAGCGTTACGCAGTTGTTGATAACGTATTTGAACCTAGAGAATGTCGACTGCAAGATATGAAAAATAGACAAAACAGCATTAAATTAGTCGAAGGTGATACAGAATGTCAGAATTGTCAAGATTGCCTATATTACAAAGAAGGGGTTGAATGCGATTGTAATTACTCAAAAAATAAAAAATTAGCGCATGAATGGAGAGAAAAACAAGACGATATCTTTGTGAAAGTAAAAGAAACATATGATTGGGCCATTAGTAATGGCATTGCAAAGGAACAAGCACGTGCTATTTTACCAGAAGGTAATACTTCATCGAAAATGTACGTGAATGGAACATTACGATCGTGGATTCATTATATTCAATTACGCAGTGGAAATGGAACACAAGAAGAACATCGAATCATTGCATTAGAATGTGCAAAAGCAATCGAACCTATTTTTCCCATGATTACAGAGTTTGTTTCTATGTAATAATTTTACACATTGGAAAAACTTTGGGTTATTAGTAAATAACTCAAAAATACACCAAAAAAGTTCTTAGAAAATATATCTAATATATTATAACACGCGTTTTTTATATTGTAAGGCAATAATGCTGCTATTCCATACAACGACCAAAAAATGAAGAAATACATAAAAAATTTCCACCCGGTCTTGGATTGTACTGCATAATTTACGTATATTATAAAATAATATATCAAAAATGGAATAAATCCTAAAATAACACCTGATAATGTGTCTATTAATTTTATTTCAGCTAGATAACCGAATAGTAACATTAACCAATTCAAACATAGTATATATGTTAAATTCGTTGAATTTTGTATTAATAACCGTGGTAAATCTAGACTCGATGTATCTAGTCCTTTCTCTTTATATTTTAAATAGATTAGATACATGGTTAACGTAATCAACATGGTGGGTGTTGTTATCGTCCAATCGATATATCGTTTCGGTGTGATGTTGTATTTTTTTGAAAAATTATAGAGCAACCAAACATAAAATAAACCTTCTATTAGTTGGACTATTATTTCTAATATCATCAATTGTTTTATTATTATGATAGATGGTTTAACACGTACAAATAATGTCCCAATTTCTAACAATAAAGTAATTATCTGTATAATAACAGAAACCAATAAAGTGTTATAAAATAATTTTGATGTCTTCATATATTATTTTGATATATTATTTTGATTGTTTAATTGGTTAATGGGGTGGTTATTCTGTTAAATTAGCAGTTACATCATTTGCTGTTTTACAATGATAATTCAGTTCAACGATTGATCGTAGTTTTTCATTCATAAAAGGATAAACCAAACTATAAACTGATGAAATGTATATATTTGGGTTGATGATGATTATCTTTTGTAGATTTCCACTAAATTTGCTCGAAATCAGTTTTGCTAATTCTATTCCCACTTCTATTTGTAAAAAATGTTCCATGTTGAAATTCGTGGAATCAAAAATCCATACCCATTGAGTATTTTCTGGTATTTCGCTTAACACGCCGTTGTAATGATTTACTATGCTTTTTGCGTCAAAATATAACTTTGCCTTTGATGGGCACGTGTAGTAGTATATCGTGTTCTTGTATTCTGTGATTTCTGTTAATGAATGAGATAATGGATCCAATGCACAAAAAGGACATGTGTATTTCATGTTTTTGAATTTACGTTTTGAATTTGTTTTTGTATTATGGTTTGTTAATAATAAAAGTAATATAAACGTATTGTTTTATGGTATGATAGACACATACCATACCATAACATAAAACAACATGGGAATTCCTAGCTATTTTTCGTATATTGTTAAAAATCATCCAGAAATTATTCGTCGTTTTTCCAAAGAACTTCAGTTACATACGGATGAACACCACGGCGAATTTACCATTAACAATTTATATTTGGATTGTAATTCGATTATCTACGATGCAGTGCATAGTACCAAATTCTCCGAAATAACTAGTGATTCTAGCAAAATTATTATTTCTAAAGTCATCGCCAAAATTGAAGAGTATGTTACAGTGATTGCACCTACTACATGTGTTTTTATTGCATTTGACGGTGTCGCGCCTTTGGCGAAATTAGATCAACAACGCGAACGTCGTTATAAATCATGGTATCAATCCGATATTACTCAGACCATTATGAATTTAAAAAAGACAGATGTTTGGAATACAACGGCTATTACACCTGGGACCGTTTTTATGAGTGAATTAAACAACGCGATTAAAAATCATTTTGGTGGTGTTCTGGGTGTTACTGGTTGCAAGTATATGATATCGACGAGTGATGAAACAGGAGAAGGAGAGCACAAATTATTTGCGTTTATTCGAGATAATCCGGGGTTGCATGACTCCAATACTCGTACAATTGTTTATGGGTTAGATGCGGATTTAATTATGCTTTCTATCAATCATTTACCTGTTTGTCCGAACATATATTTGTTTAGAGAAACACCGCATTTTATTCAATCGATTGATCGTTCATTGGAACCGGATAAAACCTATTTGTTGGATATTCCATTGTTGGTGGAACAAATACGGAATGAGATGAGTGGTTTTGTGGGGGGTGAGGAGGCGAGTGGAAGTGGAAGTGGAAGTGGAAGTGGAAGCGTCAATATCGTGTATGATTACATTTTTATTTGCTTCTTTTTAGGCAATGATTTTATGCCTCATTTTCCTTCTATCAATATTCGAACTGGTGGGGTCCATAAAATGATGAATGCTTACAAGTCGACATTTGGTAGTGGTGATAGTAGGGGTGCGGATGGAGGTGCGGGTGCGGATGGAGGTGGTAAAGACAAATATTTAACCGATGGGAAAAAAATCATTTGGAAAAATGTTCGAACGATGGTGGAATTTTTAGCCAAAAATGAAGTAGGGTTTTTAAAAGAAGAATTAAAAATGCGGGATAGAAAGGCGAATTTTTATTACCCAACAGATACACCGGAAGAAATGTTTGCAAAATTTGAAGCTATACCAACTTATGAACGCGAATTGGAAAAATACATTAATCCGTACAAAGAAGGTTGGCAAAAACGATATTATCAATGTCTTTTTGGTTTTGATTTAGCGGATGGGCCAGAAAAATTGGAGGAGTTTAAAAAGGCTGTTTGTGAAAATTATTTGACTGGGTTAGAATGGACCATGAAATATTATACTAGCGGTTGTCCGGATTGGCGTTGGTGTTATAAGTATCATTATCCTCCGTTGTTGGAAGATTTAATTCACCATGTGCCTTATTTTGAAAGAGAGTTTTTGGTGGATGGAGGAGGGGTGGGTGTCGCTGTAACTCCTTTAGTACAACTTTGTTATGTTTTACCAAAACCGAGTTTGAATTTATTACCAGAAAAATTATTGGATAAAATAGTAAAACAATATGATAGGGGGGATTGGTATGGAACTGATTTTGATTTTATATGGGCGTTTTGTAAATATTTCTGGGAATCACACGTACAACTTCCAGAAATTCCTATTGGTGAATTAGAAACTATTGTCAATGAATATTTATTGGAAAGATAAAATTATTATATCTGGTTATTTTATATAAGAAAATAAATAGATATTTAATGGAGATTGAAAGTCCTAATAGTAATAGAACAAAAAGAAGCAGCGATCTTCCATTAGATAATACTGAAAAATCTCCTAAAGCATCTGAAAATGCAGCATTTGGACCTTCAACTATGTTAAATATAAACAAACGAGCACAAGAATCTGCTGCCATAATAAATGATAATATGATTACTGATATACTTGATGGTACTACTACAGTTCCAAATGAACCAAAAACATTGTTTGGATTTTTTAGCTATATTTTTTCACCCAATACTAAGAAGGACAATGAAAATGATATTGATGATGATATGTTTGATGCTTTTGTAAATTCAATTAATCAAATGCCTCAGGATGAAGTATGTAAACCATTACCAGATGTTAAAAAAAGTGGTGGATATACTGTTAATGATATTGTTTTAGGTCAACAAATATATATAAAAAATGATGATAATATTTACATTATTAAAGAAATAAACGAAAACAAACAAACTATCACTATACAACAAATAGAAAATAACTCAATCATAAAAGAAAATATACCTATTAGCGATATAGATAATATAATAAACTTCAATCCAGAATCTTTACATATTAATCAAAATTTTATTGATAAGATAAATAGAATAAATCCTAGTAAATTTGATGATAATATAAATGGTTTAATATTAAAAATTAAATATTATAGAACTAAAATTATTATTTGTAAAATTAAAATAAAATTATACCAAAATAATACTGATAAATTAGATGCACTTAATAATGAAAACTTAAATTTAATAAATTATACCGGATTATTAAATCAAACTATAAAAGATTTAACTAATATAGGTATAACACAACGTGAAAATGACATAACAAAATTTTTTATTAATGTTGTAAATCAATTTAGAAGTTTTTATGGAATTGGAGCTCTTAATAATGCGCTTGATTTTTTTAATAATATTACTTTTAAAATTTTTTTACCTGAAGAAAATAAAGATTCCGTTATTAGAAAATATATAACAATGTTGGATATTATATCTATCATTGGTGTGGCTGGTACTTTTGAAACTATTGGATTAATAACACAATTAAAAAACCCATTAAATGGAAGAATTATTACCACCACTTGGTGGATTTATTCAGGAATCAAATCTTTTATTGCAATAATCCCTAACGGGGTAACTACCGCATTTTTAAAATATGGATTATTACCATGCATTGGTTGTTATGTTATCGGTAATTTCGATACTATATTTTTAGTTGGAACAACTTTTGTAACTAAAACATCAACTTTTTTTCAAAATGTTTTATGTGCAATGGGTTATTTAAATGATGAATATGGAATAGAAGAGGTCGAGGACGATCAAGCAACTGTAAATTCAATTATCACTAGTGTGTCTATTACATCAACGGGTACAATGAATACAATAAATACAATAATAACAAAATCTACATTTGATTTGAAATCCATAGAATCTTTATATCAAACACCAATTTTAGTAGGTTATAATCAAACACCAATTTTAGTAGGTTATAGTGATGAATTAACTAATGATCTTAAACTAATTACTCAAAATAATTCTGTTTTAGAATCTTCACAAGCTTCACAAGCTTCACTAGCTTCAACAATATCATCACAAAATTCATATGGTTCACCACCACAATCACCAGAAAGAGGCGGTAAAAATATAAAAAGATCTCGTATAACAAAAAAACACAAACGCATCACTATTAGACGATCCAAAAGATCGAAAAAAATGAAGGGAGGTAAGAGAACCCGAACTACCAAAAAACGACGCGTAGTTCGTAGAAGAAAGCACAATACCAAAAAATATTAACATCGAGAGTTTTACAAAAATAACAATATAACAAAAATAAAATATAAAAATAACTACGTTTATATTTTATAGTAAATACATATACAAAAACGACAATGGCCAATAAAAAGATTATTTCTGTTTTTGAGAATCGCGTGGATTTTTTCAACTTGTTAAAAGTAAATCCTGGACTCGTTATCATTAAATTCGGTGCTACCTGGTGTGGACCATGTAAAAAAATTAAACACGTTGTTGATGGGTTTTTCGCCACTTCTCCTGATAATGTAATTTGTGCCGATGTTGATGTCGATGAAAGTTTCGACCTTTATGGTTTCTTCAAGAGTAAGAAAATGGTCAATGGAATTCCTGTAATGTTGTGTTATATTAAAGGAAATGAAACATTTATTCCAGACGACTCTGTTACTGGTATTGATCCTGGTGCATTAGATGCATTTTTTAAACGATGTGGTAATTATTTGG